GGATTTGGCAAAGCTAGATTACGCTTTAAAATTTGCACAACAATACTTTAACGAATGAAACTAAGAATCCCAACAAGCCAAAACGATATAACGCTTAGGCAGTACATAGAAGCGCAAGAGAAGCCCGAACGCGAGCAGATGGCAATATACCTAAATATCACACCAGAAACGCTTGCAGAGTTACCTCAGTCCGTTTATGACGAAGCTTTAGTTTGCATAGTTACGGCTTTGCAAGAGGATCAGGAAACGCACGTGAAGCGGTTCACCATAAACGGGGTGGAGTACGGCTTTGTACCTAATTTGGACCAGATAGAAAGTGGCGCGTTTGCTATTGCCGAAAGTTCAATACAAGAGGTAACAACGGCAGCGGAATTTGTTAACGCAATGTACAGACCTATTAAGCGCAAGGCTGGCGTGTTCTATTCAGTTAAGCCATTTGCAGCGGATAGGGTTACGCAGCTATTGGATGCACCGCTTTCGGCTTACACGAGTAGTGTGGTTTTTTTTTACAATTTAGGCAACGACTTAACGAGTTATATCCAGAACTCTACACCGTAAGCAGCAAGCAAACTAATGCGGATATGGTCGAGGGCTTTGGCTTAAAGTGGGGTTGGTATCACACGTTTAATGTTATGGCTGGCGGCGATTACTTTAAACTTGAGCGCATTGAAAAAGAGCCACTAGGTGCAATACTTTACTTCCTAGCATATCAAAGCGATGTTACTAAATTGAACGCGCCTAAGAGTTAAAGTGCTTAATTAATCGGTCTTTAAGTTGTAAGTCTAGTTCAAAATCGTCATTAAATAAGTTGGTCAACTCGCTTTCTTTTGGCGGGTCGTAAGGGTGGTAAAAATTACCTGTATAAGTGTAGCAATATAACTCACCATTTATAAATGGTATGGTGTGAATGTTATACCCTTTTTCTATTAAGTACTCTTGAACTTTATCGTTATGCGCGTGGCTTTTTATCTTTACTATCATGCTCTTGAATTTAAAACAAATATAAGCTATTTCACGTTAATATAATATGAATGGATATTATTTATTACTAGACTACATTAAGAGCCTGTTAGATGCCGACGTAGATTGCAACACGGTTACTACTGGCGTGGACTTGAGTAGCACCGACCTAAACCGTAAAGACATCTACCCGATCGCACATATCGAAGCAAACGACGGAACGTTCTTAGATAACGTGATACAGATTAATTTAGAACTGTTTAGCCTAGACCAATTAGATTTCAGCAAAGAGTTGGAAGTGGGGCAAAAGTTTATAGGTAACGATAATGAGCAGGACGTTTATAATACTACGCTGTACGTGCTTAGGCGCGTTTATAACAAGCTTTCGGTTAGTGAGGGCATATCAATACTAGGCGATGCACAGATACAGAAAACGGAACGCGTAGAGAATAACCTAATCGGCTGGTCTATGACTTTGACTGTTGAAATTTCGGATAGTGTGATGCGTTTCTGCTAGGCTATGAATAACAGCGAAGTACAAATAGAACTAGATAAGTTCGGAAAGCGATTAGTACAAGCTTCACGCAGTAGCCTTACGCAACAAAAGGTAAAGGCAAGCGGTGAACTTTACAAGTCTATTGGCTACGACCTTACTGTAAGCCCTAATTCATTCCAGTTTAGTTTCGGCTCTACTTTGCCATACTCCACGTTTCAAGACCAAGGGGTAAGTGGAACGCAGCGCAAGTATAAAACCCCTTTTAGTTACAAAAGTAAGAAGCCACCAGCAAGCGTATTTATAAGCTGGGCAAAGCAAAAGGGAATTAAGCCACGTGGTAAAAATGGGCGGTTTACATCCTATGAAAGTTTCGGCTTTGCGGTTGCAAATAGCGTATTTAGAAAAGGTATCAAACCAAAGAACTTTATAACACGTCCATTTGAAAAAGCCTTTAAAGATTTGCCCGATGCGTTAATAGAAGCGTATGGGTTGGAACTGGATAGGACGTTACTCCGATAACGCCTTAATAATATCTTTTTCGCTTATTATTTCAAAGTCATAGTGGTATGTTTCTTGCCCTTTCATAGATAGCGCATACCTTATGCCGTCATTCCTAACAAGGTAGCCAGTTACTAAATGCGGGTACTGGTCTGGGTCTGTTATAAGGAAAACCAGTTCGCCTATGTCGTGGTTAGTATCTATTATTTGCATATTCAAAACGGGGTTAATAAAAACAAATATACAACATTTTTCGTTAATATAATATGCCAGTATTCTCAACAATTACAATTGATTTTTTAGATGCTTTCGAGCCAGACACAGCAACGCCATTAATTTTTATTAATGCTTTTGATGCAATTCAAAACGCTGGGCTTTCGGTTGTAGTTGAAAAGATAGTAGCAACCCGCACGCAATCTGGAGAGTTTTCAACTGGTACGGATGACATTACGCAAGCTGGATTATATAAAGATGCGCTGGATTTAGACCTTGACCCGTTAGAATATGAGGTATCTATAATAGGTAACGTGGTTACAATAGGAAGCCTACGCGAAGAGATATCTTTTTCAGATTTAGTAATAGGGCAACCGAATACAAGCCGAGCTACTTTTGTGATAAATAACGATGCGATAAATATACCACGAACGGAGGGTATCATTCCAGCGCGTTCTAATTACTATGTAACGCGTCCTATTGTAGATCCTAACGTGGTTAGTCAAACGGTTAATATGTGGTTTAATTCTGACCTAATAGACCCCGACTACCAGCAACGCACGCCAGACTATCAGTCTACGCAATTACGACCTAGTGCAAACTGGGAAAATTTCGACCTAGCGATAACGCAATACGCACGAGATTTCATAACGCCTAAACTTCCAACGTTCACGCCTGGAATAGTGGATAGCGTGGCAGGTAGTGTAATTACTAGCAGCATATCTGTACGTAACAATTTAGAAGCGATAGACCAGCCTATTTTAAACCAAGCGGTTACCACACTAGGCTATGCAACCTATCAGCAAGGCGCAACGCCTAAATACAGCCAGCTTATCCTTTTGAGTTCCCAACGCCACCAAGTTAAGCGCGGTGAACTTATAATCGTACCAGTAAACACAAACGCGGTTACAACTTCAATAGTATTCACCAATCCAGCGGGCGACCTTTTAGGACTAGATACATTAATTCCAAGCGGTGACGTAACTAAGCAGATACAATATGTTTGTTTTTCTACTGCGGGGCTTACCGATGACTTTGTAGAAGTAAACGGAACACATATTTTTGAGTTGATAGATGAGTGCTTGTATAAAACACAGCCAGTCCGTTTCTTAAATAGGTTCGGTGTATGGGAAAACCTTACATTCTTTAAAGCCGAAAAAGAAAGTTTGCAGGTAACTCGTGAGGGGAATTTTAAGAACAACTACGTTAACGGTGGCACGTATGACACTACGCGCCATTTATATCGCAATACAGACACGAACGCTCGTAGGTCGTTACAACTTACCACAGGTTACATTAGCGAGCAGCAAAACGCAGCTATTGATGATTTGCTTTTGTCAGATTATGTGTATTTAGAAAATGGTGAACCTATAGAGGTTGACACAAATAGCGTGGATAAAAAGACCCGCATAGTTGACAAGCTAATAAACTACGAAATAGCTTTTAAATATAGTAGTGATTTGGTGCAAGTGGTGTAAGCGTAATAGTTTTACTATTGATACTTGAGTTTATCCGATGTTATAAGCAATAAAAATTACTCACGTATCTTATCGCATTTAGTACAGTTTTCAAAACTCCCTCCAGTATCTTTTCTATTTACCCATTTATAATTGTGTATGCAAGTTTGTTGCTTCCAAGCCTTTTTTATCCATAAAATTAAATCACCTAACATATCCGTAATTTTTACAGCTTATAACAGCACCTAACAAAAATGGCTGCATAAGCATTTGTTTTTAATTCAGAAGTTCTTACAAGCAGCCACTTCTGTTAGCTGCAAAACGTTAGCAGTAATACTACATTCAATTCCGATAAAGTTTCTATTTGTGTTTATACAAGCAACTAACCGTTATGTGAAATTAATAGTCTTTCCTATTAGCCAGTCTTATGTTAATTTAATCCGTATGAC